CGATCAGTAAGAAACAAGGATTGTTCTCGCCAATCGTCATCGAAAAGTCGCACCAAAACGTCGGTGCGAGGCAGGGGTAAGGCAAAAGGCCTCCCTACCACCCGTAGACCTGTTGGTTCTACAGATGAACTGCCATGTGTAGCTCAGAGAAATGAGTCTCCGCCCTTAGGGCGTGACTCTGGGTTGCTCGTGGCGTCGGTGATGAAGAGAGTTGGACTCCTTCATCCTGGGCTCGCTGAGCCCACAGTGTCGTTAACATCGTCGATTGTCTATGTTTTCGTTTCAAGAGTTTCCGGCCGGAGAGAGTGGTTCTCAAATAAAGAATTTGAGAGGTTCACTCGATCGGTTGCGTACACTGCTGAAACTATACAAAGACATGTTGACGAGTCGAATTCCGAACAGTCATTCATCAAGTATCATCTTGATGTCCTGCTCTGGAAAGCGGCTCATGATGTTTCGTCACCCCCGCCAAAGAAGGCTTGGATTCAAGCCGAGCTTTTCTCTGGTTGGTGCAGAAGGTTCGTGGCTCGCGCACTAGCGCGTGGTGATTTGAGCTTCATTGTGTCCCTACAAAAGGGAACAAAGAAGATGTGGCCTGCACTGTCTGAAAAGACGGTGGAGGACAAACTCAACGACCACGCGGCGCTGTTGTGCACAGAACCTAAAGAGGTTGAAGAAGCGACTTTAAACGCCCTTGACATAGTCAGGCGTTCGCTCTTCCGTAATCTCGAGTATCGGCCTTCCGAGGATTTCACTCCTACGGGTGGTGCTTGTCTACAAGTGAACCGCAAAAACGGTGGCACGTTAGGCATAGCACTGGCTGATGATCTCGAAACTCCCTCCTTTTCTGCTCCGTTTGGTGAACACAAAGTGAAGGAATTGTCTGCGCGGATCGCTGGATGGCGATCGGTTACGTTTAAGAGATGTTGGCAAATGGCCTTAGGCTATGAGTCAAATAAACTCGAAGACGGAACCCGCGTCAAGATCATTCCTATACTTGAACCCTCGAAGGTTCGTGTAATCACCGTGGGTGACGGATATGTCAATAATGCTTTGCAACCTCTCCAAAAGGAACTCCTTAAGGAATGGAAGCATAGCCCACAATCGACGATGTTATTGGACGACTTGGAAGCTGCTGTCAATTTGATGTCAAGTAAGACGCCTGACAACCCACTATGGGTGTCCGTCGACTATGACGCAGCTACGGATAGAATGAATAGAAACTTGACGCGCGAAATGATTAAAATGTTAAATATTGATCCCGTGATTAAACGGGTCGCGCTCTATTCATTCGGGGAAAATTTGGCAGAATACCCGCACTTAAGTCTCCCGGTTCTCCTGAAGAATGGTCAGCTCATGGGTCACCCCTTGAGCTTTCCCCTTCTTTGTTGGGCGAACCTGAGTGCTTTAGTGGAGACAGCCATAGCGTATTTCCGGAGAAAATTGATCCGGTTTACTTGGAGTAGAGCTGATACCTCTCCAAAGGGATGGAGGGTGTCTCCGCGATACCTTAAGCTCGTTACTCAACGAGGAGGCCTCACGGATGATGAGATATACCGTTTCTATCTTCCGGATAATCTCCGGAACATGATAGATTATGCGCTTATAAATGGAGATGATATGCTTTTCCGTGCTCCGGACCTTGAGTTTGTAGTGATGTTTCGACAAATTGCCGAACACCACTATGGACTCAAGCCTTCAGCAGGAAAGAACTACATCTCGCGCTCATTCGGTATGATCAACTCGCAATACTTCCAAGCCCAAAAGGGCACTAATGGCAGGGTGATGATTAGACGAGGTTACCTTAATTTAAAACTTGTTAAAGGTACTTCCCTCAAAGGCGGGGATTCGAAAGCGATCCCAACGCAGATCGGTAAAGAGTTCTCAGAAATGGTCAGACACTGTCCTTGGGCAGTGTCGACGCTTCCTGAGACTTTTAATCGATGGCCTGAATGGTTCTCACCGCGATTTAAACCTAATTGGTTCCTACCAGTTCATCTGGGAGGTTTCGGAGTAAATCCGAAATTATCTAGCGGTTTTAGAGTAACCCGGCATCAACGTCTGGTCGCGGCGAGATTCGTCGCGGACCCACGTTTAGCGTTATTTGCCTTGAAGTCTACATCTCCTCCTCCACGGGGTTTTGCCAACTTGGTTCCACAACCCAAACTTGTCTATGGTGACTATGTAGCGGAGCAGTTTGAGACCGAGGAAGACCATGATGGTTTCCTTGGCCGCATGCTGACTTACGCCCGCATTAAGTCTCTAGGCAAGTCCGACTTTGGCTCGCAGGAATATTTGATGCGTAGAATGCCCCTCCGATCTCGGCTTAAACCGATGTCTGAGGAGACACTCGCGCATTATGTTTCCCTGGGCCGCCCCAGATTCTTTTCATATCTGGGTCCGGATTTTGGGTCTTTAGGAACCGTGGTTTACGGGGATCTGGAACCTTATAGGTACCACTTCCTCAATGAGAAAGGCCACTAATGTGGCTACGGGGTCTTAGCGAGTAATAGCCCAAAACGTTGACTCCTCTTTTGGAAGGAGGAGTTGTAAACATTTACGTGCTAAACAAAATGCCGAGAGACTGCACGGCGCTTCCTTTGAAGCTATCCATGCCTGGTCCGAAATGGCCCGAGGTAGAGTTTTGTTTGTTGTTCTCTACCAGACGGTACACGTCAGGTGTCTGATGGCGGGTTTCGCTAAGATGAACAGTCCCCTTATTGGTTTAGGGGATCCCGTGGTAAACCAGAAGAACTTCTCATTCTTCATTTCCCATGACGCGTGCAAAGAAGGCACGCAATCCTCCAAGTGTCCAAAAAGAAAGAAGGGCGATCTTGAAATCGCTTCGTCAGTCATTAGGTCTGACGGTTGAGGGAGAAATCCCTAACGTTGTGAGAGGGAAAGCCGCTTTAGGCTATTCCCGAGATAGGGTGATCAATTCGATGCCGATCGCGGCTGCTATGGACGTTGAAGTCCAAGATCCGATCATCACTCGCTCGAAAGCGGGGGTGACGATCACGCACCGTGAGTTTGTGCAGAATGTGAATAGCACGATTAATTTTACGACGTCACTTGAACAAGAGGTCAATCCAGGGAACGCTACGCTGTTCCCTTGGTTGTCTTCCCAAGCTGCCTCGTATGAACGTTACCATTTCAACTTTCTTAGGTTGAAGTATATTGGTCGTTCTCCCACCACGATGGGTGGTTCCGTGCTTCTCATCCCTATCTATGATCCTAAAGTCCAGCCACCTGCGACTGAGGCATTAGCAACCACCTTTAGGGGGGTTGTTGAATTTCCTCCGTATTCGCCGATGAAAGTGCTGGACTTTGATCTCTCTATGTCGGGTGGAACGAAATATGTGAAGAAGTATCTCCAAGCCGGTGATATCCGTACTTCTGACCTTGGAAAGTTTGTGCTTTCCACAGTCGGTGGTGCGAATACTACCGATGGCTGGGGTAAACTTTGGGTTGAGTATTCAGTTACTCTCCTCTCACCTATTACCGTCCCTACGACGCCTCAGTGTTCTGCGGTCTCTGTTTTCTATGCTCCGGCCAATCAGGCTGGTATTGCGAGCGGGGTTAATACTGCTATTAACCTCGTTTCGTGGCATAATGGTTTGGATATACCGAACCCTTCAGGGACCTCTTCCATTATTTTGCCGGCTGGCTCTTACTTCATAATGTATGAAGTGATGTTTTCAACATCAGCTAACACGACAATTGATGGCTCCTTTGGCGTTGTTGTCCAGGGTGGTGGTTTTGCCGGTGACACCGGTGTTTCCAACGTTTCGCAGGATCTCGTCGCGGCCTTTAGCACTCAGTGCTATGGTGTCACGGTTTTGACTCCTGCCACACAAACAACTTATGAGTTGCTTGCTAGCGTGGTAACTGGTGCCGGCACATGGACCATCCATGGGCTTGCGGGTACAATCAAGTACACCCGACTCGTTATTCAGCTGGCTTAATCGCCGGCTATCAACCGTCCTCACACATCACTTGTCCTAAAATCTGTGGACATTTACTTAACAGTATTGTGAAGACCCTTCTTTCCAAACTTGCTTTGAACGATGTATATTCATCGCAAGAGACACTGACCGACATACATACAAACGGCGCCATCCTCTGCTTCGAGGAGACGAGACACTCCGACGTATGGATAGATCCAGGCCTTAAGTTGGCTGACCGAGTCCATATATCGAGGTGTACCCTCTCCAAGAGTAGGATGCTCACCGTATGATTTGCTGGTAATCCCACCTAGAGATAGGGGGAGTTCTGTTGTCCGTAATGCGGGACAGAGCACTCAGGTATTTAATGTAACCTGTTTACACTGGGGCATACGTTTACATGTGTCTGACTTGTGATGGTGCACTCTCGTTTTGAGTGCTCCTTGATGCAAGTTGGCGCCGTTTGTGGTGACAGTTTCTGTCAGGTCGGGAATCCGAC